AGGAAAATTACTGCGAACGAAAAGCAGGAAGAGCTGGTTGGACTTGATACTACTATTGATTGGAAAAATACAGGTGATAACAGCTATGACGGTGAAAAGCTTAATCTGTTAGTACACGATGAAAGTGGTAAGTGGGAAAGGCCTGACAATATACTTAATAACTGGCGAGTAACTAAAACTTGTTTAAGATTAGGTGCGCGTGTAGTTGGTAAATGTATGATGGGCTCAACCAGCAATTCGCTAGACAAAGGTGGTGATAACTTTAAAAAGCTTTACAATGATTCAGACGTTAAGAGTAGAAACCGCAATGGACAAACAAAGTCTGGTTTATATTCTTTGTTTATACCAATGGAATGGAACTTTGAAGGATTTATTGACAGATACGGACAGCCTGTATTTAATACGCCAAGTCATGATGTGTACGGACCAGACGGTGAACTAATTGATATTGGAGTTATAGATCACTGGGAAAACGAATCTCAAGGATTAAAAGAAGATCAAGACGCTTTAAATGAATTTTATCGTCAGTTTCCAAGAACAGAAGAACACGCGTTTAGAGATGAAACAAAAAATAGTTTATTTAATTTAGCAAAAATATATGAGCAAATAGACTATAATGAAGGCAATAGAAACTCTTCTGTAGTTACTCAAGGCGCTTTTCAATGGACCAATGGAGTAAAAGATACTCAAGTTGTGTTTCACCCAGATCCTAATGGTAGGTTTAAAGTTAGCTGGATTCCTGATAGAAATTTACAAAACCGAGTAATACTTAAAAATGGAATAAAATATCCTGGAAATGAACACATGGGTGCCTTTGGCTGCGATAGTTATGATATTAGTGGTACTGTTGATGGTAGAGGATCTAACGGATCTCTTCATGGATTAACTAAATTTAGCATGGACAATGCTCCAGTAAACCAGCTTTTTTTAGAATATATAGCTAGACCACAGACCGCTGAAATATTTTTTGAAGATGTTCTTATGGCTTGTATCTTTTATGGGATGCCATTGTTAGCAGAGAATAATAAACCAAGATTACTTTATTATTTTAAGCGAAGAGGCTATAGAGGATTTAGCATGAATAGACCAGACAAAATATGGAGTAAGCTTTCAACAACTGAAAAAGAAATAGGTGGTATACCTAACTCTAGTGAAGATATAAAGCAAGCTCATGCCGCTGCTATTGAAATGTATATCAACGATCATGTTGGCCACTTGCAAGATGGCAATTATGGTAGCGTTTATTTTAATGAAACGTTAAATGATTGGGCAAAATTTGATATAAACAAAAGAACGAAACACGATGCTTCTATAAGCTCAGGTTTAGCGATCATGGCTTGCAACAAAAACTTATACAGACCAACAGCTAGTAGAACAAAACAAAAAATAAACCTAGGTATAGCTAAATATAAGAACGACGGCTTTACTTCTAAAATAATAAAATAAATATGGCATATTCTAGTAATAGTTATTTTCCAAGCCAAGTAGTAAGCGATATAGAAAAAGTTAGCTACGAATATGGTTTGAAAGTAGCAAAAGCTATAGAAAGCGAATGGTATGGTGATAACACTTCTCATAGAGGGTCTAGCTATAACATGCACGGTCATAGTCAAAGAAACTTTCACAATTTAAGACTATACGCTAGAGGAGAACAGTCTATACAAAAGTACAAAGACGAACTTTCTATAAACGGTGATTTAAGCTACTTAAACTTAGATTGGAAGCCTGTGCCAATAATACCTAAGTTTGTAGATATTGTTGTTAACGGTATATCTGAAAGAACTTACGATATTAAAGCTTACTCTCAAGATCCTTATGGAGTTACCTTAAGAACTGAATACATGGAGTCTGTACTTAAAGATATGAAGACTCAAGAGTTTAACGATTACGTAGGTAAAGCCTTTGGATTAAATATGTACGAAAATGATCCTTCTACTTTACCTAAAACTCAAGATGAACTTAAGCTACACATGCAGCTTTCTTATAAGCAAGCTATAGAGCTAGCTGAAGAACAAGCGTTGAGAGTATTGTTTGATGGCAATAAGTACGAGCTTACTAGAAAAAGGTTTTATTACGACTTAACAGTGCTAGGTATTGGTGCTGTAAAAACAAACTTTAACACTTCTGAAGGTATTACTATAGATTATGTTGACCCAGCTGACTTAGTTTACTCTTATACTGAGTCGCCTTATTTTGATGACATATATTATGTTGGAGAAGTAAAGTCTATACCTGTTAACGAACTAGTTAAGCAGTTTCCACATTTAACACAGCAAGACTTAGAAGAAATACAAAAAGGCCCTAATAAAAAGCCTGACAACTACTCTAACGAAAAAGAAGACACAAACAAAATTAAAGTTCTTTACTTTAATTATAAGACATATATGAACCAAGTTTACAAGTTAAAAGAAACAGGTTCAGGCATGCAAAAAGCTATTGAAAAAGACGATACGTTTAATCCACCAGAAAATGCTGAAAACTTTTCTAAACTACAAAAAAACGTAGAGTGTTTGTATGAAGGTGCTTTAATTTTAGGTACTGACAAGCTTTTAAAATGGGAGATGTCAAAAAACATGATGAGGCCAAAAAGCGACTATACTAAAGTTAAAATGAATTATAGTATTGTTGCTCCTCGTATGTACAAAGGCCGTATAGAGTCTTTAGTTAGTCGTATAACTGGTTTTGCAGACATGATACAGTTAACTCATTTAAAGCTGCAACAAGTAATGTCACGTATGGTGCCAGATGGTGTTTATCTAGACGCAGACGGTTTAGCTGAAGTAGATTTAGGTAATGGCACTAATTATAATCCGCAAGAGGCTTTAAACATGTTCTTCCAAACAGGTTCTGTTATTGGTAGATCAATGACAGCTGATGGTGATATAAATCCTGGCAAAGTTCCTATACAAGAAATAAGAAGTAGTAGCGGCGGAGGCAAGATGCAAAGCTTAATAGCTAACTACAACTACTACTTGCAAATGATTAGAGACACTACCGGATTAAACGAAGCTAGAGATGGTAGTACTCCAGATGCGAACGCTTTAGTTGGCATACAAAAATTAGCAGCAGCTAATTCAAATACAGCAACAAGACATATTCTTCAAGCTGGTTTATATTTGTCAAGTGACGTTGCTGAGTCTTTATGCCTTAGAATATCAGATGTCATAGAGTATTCTCCAACTAGAGATGCTTTTATAGAAGCTATAGGATCTCATAATGTAGGTACTTTAGAAGAGCTTAGTAATCTTCATCTTTATGATTTTGGAATATTCTTAGAGCTTGCTCCAGACGAAGAAGAAAAAGCGTTGCTTGAAAATAATATACAACAAGCGTTATCTCAAAAGAATATAAATTTAGAAGACGCTATAGATATTAGAGAAATAAGAAACGTTAGTCTTGCTAATCAGTTATTAAAAATAAGAAGAAAAGATAAGTTGAAGCAAGATCAACAAATGCAAGAAAGAAACATACAACTTCAAACACAATCTAACACTCAGGCAGCCCAAAACGCTGCTCAGCTTGAAGCGCAAAAAGAACAAGTTATGGCTCAAACAAAAGCTCAGCTTGCTCAACTACAAGGACAATTAGATGCTCAAAAATTAAATCAAGAGGCTCAAGTTAAAAAAGAGCTTATGCAGTTAGAGTTTCAAATGAACATGCAGCTTAAGCAAGTGGAAGCTGAAACATTAAAGAGCAAAGAAAAACAAAAAGAAGATAGAAAAGACGAAAGAACTAAAATACAAGCGTCGCAACAGAGCGAGCTTATTGATCAAAGAAAAACAGGTGGTGCACCTAAAAACTTTGAGTCAGCAGGTAATGATACACTTGGTGGATTTGACTTAGGTGGATTTGATCCTAGATAATTACTAATTTATATTTTATATTATGGAAGAAAATGAAAACGTAGTTGAAGAAGCTACACAAGAAGAAACTACACAAGAACAAGTTGTTGATGAAAGTAAGTTTAAAAGCGCTGGAGATGACAATGTTATTAAAGTAGATTTAAACAAACCAATAGATGACAATGAAAACCAAGAAGAAACAACGGAACCAGAAGCTGATGGAAGTGGAACTGACGACTCACGAGTGGTTGCAAGCGATGAAAGTACCGCTGCCACAGAAGAGCAAGAAGACGTACAGCCGCAAGCAGAAACACAAGAACTTGAAGAAGTTTTAGAAGAGGTTACCGAAGAATCAACTGAAGAGGTTAAAGAGCTAGCTGAAGAAGTACAAGAAGCTGTAAACGAAGCTCAACAGACCGGCGAAGATTTACCAGAAAATATTCAGAAGTTAATAGACTTTATGAACGAAACTGGAGGATCACTTCAAGATTATGTTGATTTAAACAGAGATTACTCTGAGCTAGACAATTTAACAGCTTTAACAGAGTACTATAGAGTTACAAAGCCACATTTGTCGGCTGATGAAATAGACTTTTTAATTGAAGATCAGTTTAACTTTGACGAAGAAGTAGACGATGAAAAAGATATTAAAAAGAAAAAGATAGCGCTAAAAGAGCAAGTTGCCAGTGCTAAAGCCTACTTAGACGGGCAAAAGTCTAAATATTACGAAGAGATTAAAGCAGGATCACGCTTAACGCCTGAACAGCAAAAAGCTTGGGACTTTTTTAATCGATATAACAAGGAATCTGAGGAAAATCAAAAAGTAGCAGAAAACGCTAAACTTAAATTTAACAAGAAGACTGATGAAGTCTTTAACGACAAGTTCAAAGGTTTTGAATATAATGTCGGAGACAAAAAGTATAGGTTTAACGTTAAGGATGCTGAAAAGGTTAAGACAACTCAAAGCGACATTAATAACTTTGTTAAAAAGTTTTTGAACGAAGATAATACAATGTCAGATGCTAAGGGTTATCATAAATCTTTATTTACAGCAATGAATCCTGATGTTGTTGCTAAGCACTTTTATGAGCAAGGTAAAGCCGATGCTCTCAAGGAGAGTGTCGCAAAAAGCAAAAATGTAAGCATGAGTCCAAGACAGTCTCATGGTGAAGTAGAAGCTGGCGGCTTAAAGTTTAGAGTGTTAGGTGAAAGTTCCAATGATTTTAAGTTTAAAATTAAAAACAAAAAATAATTATTAACGCTTAAATTAAAAAATTATGGCTATTACTAATGGACCATTGTTAAACAGCATAGCTGCTCCACAGCAGCAAACGCTTGCTAGCAATTACATTGACTTTACGGGCGCAGGAAATGACTGGGCTCAACAATACTTGCCAGAACTTATGGAAAAAGAAGCTGAGGTTTTTGGAAACAGAACTATCTCAGGATTTCTTTCTCAAGTAGGTGCTGAAGAGGCTATGACATCTGATCAAGTTGTCTGGTCTGAACAATCACGTTTACACTTATCTTATATCGGAACTATTGACGCTGATGGAGATGTTAACGGTACTTTTACTGTAGTATCTGACATTGACGGAAATATTGCTGGTGATGGATTTGTTGTAGCTAATCACGGTATTAGAACTAACGACACTGTATTAATCGCGCAAGCGGGTGTTGTTGTTAAAGCTCTTATCGTTGAAACTCCAGAATCTGCTGTTGTAAGCTTCGAGCCTTATTCAGAGGCTACAGGTGCTGCTGCAGGACTTTCTGATGGAACTGCTACTTTATTAGTTATCGGCTCTGAGTACGGTAAAGGTCAAGAGTACACTGATAATACTGGTACTTTTAGATCAAACAAAAGAACAGCTCTTACTCCTACTTTCAAATCATTTACTAACAAGCCAATCATATTAAAAGATTACTATGAGATCTCTGGATCTGATGCTGCTCAAATTGGTTGGGTTGAAGTTTCTGGTGAAGAAGGACAAAGCGGTTACTTCTGGTACTTGAAAGCTGAAGGTGATACTAGAGCTCGTTTTACTGACTACTTAGAAATGTCTATGTTAGAAGGTGAGTTAACAGTTGCTAACTCTATCATCGGCTTTGGTGACGATGGACAAATTAGAGGCGCTGCTGATTCTGGTGCTAGTGGTTCTGGTACTGAAGGCTTATTCGCTGCTATTGAATCAAGAGGTAATATTACTTCTGGTGTAACTGGTGTAAACCCTGCTACTGACTTAGCTGAGTTTGACGCTATCTTAGCAGAGTTTGATAAGCAAGGTGCTATTGAAGAAAACATGTTATTCGTTAACCGTGCTACAAGCTTGGCTATGGACGATATGTTAGCTTCTATGAACTCTTACGGAGCTGGCGGTACATCTTACGGTGTATTTGACAACTCTGAAGACATGGCGCTAAACTTAGGCTTTTCTGGTTTCCGTAGAGGATCTTACGACTTTTACAAGTCTGACTTCCGTTACTTAAACGACAAAGCTACACGTGGTGGTATTAATGACAGAGCAGGTAGCGCAGCTATCCGTGGAGTTATTATCCCAGCTGGTGTATCTTCTGTTTACGATCAAGCTTTAGGAAAGAACCTTAAGCGTCCTTTCTTACACGTACGTTATAGAGCTTCTCAAACTGATGACCGAAGAATGAAAACTTGGGTTACTGGTTCTGTTGGAGCTACTACATCTGCGCTTGATGCAATGCAAGTTCACTACTTATCTGAAAGATGTTTAGTGACACAAGCTGCTAACAACTTCATGTTGATGAAGTAAATCAATTATGGTCGAGGGCTACGGCCCTCGATCTTTTTTATTAATTTTTATTATATTATATCATGGCAAAAAAACAAGCTAAAAAGGTTGAAGTAGCACCTGAAGTAAAAGCTACTAATGAAATGAAACCTGTTACTATTGAAGAGACTGTTGTTGAACAAGCTCCAGTTATAGAAAAACCAAAAAGAGTTGAGAAAAAATTTAAAACTCTTGAAGATGGTTGGGAAATAAAAAATAGAATATATAGGTTAAAAGGAAATAAAAGACCGTTGTCAAGATCTATCAGATCTGCAAACATACATTGGTTTGATGAGGAAAAAGGGTACGAAAGAGAACTTAAGTATTGTCAAAATCAAAAAACAGTTTTTGTAGATGAAATGAAAGGCGACCAAAGATTAGAGCATATTGTATTTAGAAACGGTATGTTAATAGTTGAAAGAGAAAAAACAATATTACAAAAACTTCTTTCACTATACCATCCGGATAGAGATGTAATGTTCTATGAAGAAAAACCAGTTGCAAACGCTGTCAGTGAAATAGAAAGTATAGAAATAGAAATAGAAGCTTTAAACGCTGCTAAAAATATTGATATTGATATGGCTGAAGCTATCATGAGAGTAGAAGTAGGTTCTAAAGTATCTGAGATGAGTTCTAAAGAGCTTAGAAGAGATTTACTACTATATGCTAAGAAAAATCCAATTTTATTCTTAGAGTTAGTTAGTGATGAAAATGTAGTTCTTAGAAACTTTGGTATTAGAGCTACAGAATCAGGTATTATAAAGCTATCTTCTGATCAAAGAACTTTCAGCTGGGGCTCAAACGACAGAAAACTAATGACAGTTCCATTTGATGAACATCCTTATTCTGCGTTAGCTGCATGGTTTAAAACTGATGAAGGTATGGAAATATATTCCAATATTGAAAAGCGGTTAAACTAAGTGATTATTTATAGAGTTGGGTCACCTTTTAGGTGGCTCAACATCTATAATAAAAATACAAAATAAATGGCGATAAGCATAGACACGGTATATCAAAGAGTTTTGGCAATCGCCAACAAAGAGCAAAGAGGCTACATTACACCTCAAGAATTTAACTTATTTGCTAATCAAGCTCAGCTAGAGATATTTGAACAATATTTTTATGACATAAATCAGTTTAGTAGAACTCACGGCAATGACACTGAGTATTCTGATATGTTAGAAGGCCTTGATGAAAAAATATCTATATTTAAGCGTAATCAAACTACGCTTCTTTCTACTACGAACACACCTGGTTATTTAGCTACTTTTGGAGCTAACTTAGTTACAAACGGAACTTTTGATGATGATATTGCTAGTTTTACTGCCGGAGTTTCTGCAGCAGAAAACGGAGGTAGTCAATCACATGATGCTGGAACTGGAAGTTTAAAACTAGAAAACGATGCAGCTAATAATGTGTTTAGATCAACTCAAGCTGTCGCTACTACCGCTGGTACTTTGTATAGAGCTAAAGCTAGCGTTAATACTGGTAGCTTAAATACTAGCGGAAATAATGCTACGGCAAATGCAGGTATTCTTTTTAACGGCGTTCCTTCCGCAACTCTTGGACCTGGATTTAATAGTACTTTAGAAGTTTATGCTAGTGCTGTTGGTAACTTTACTAACTTAAAACTGTTTATATCTGGTAACGGCAATACTGGTGCTGCTGACTTTGCTTTATTTGACAATGTAGAAGTTGCCGAAGTAAGTAGTAGAAAACTTTCGCTTAACAGCGATATATATAGATTAGGCACGATATTGTTTACAAACTCTTCAGGAGAATTTGTTGAAGTCGATAAAGTATTACCAAACGAATTAGTTTATGTAAACTCTTCTCCCTTAACTAAGCCTTCAACTTCAAACCCAGTTTATGTTTTAGAAAAAAATAGTACTGGTTCAATAGGAAGTTTTTCGGTTTCGCTTTACCCTTCTAGCGTAGGTGTTAGTAGCGTTTCTTATAATTATATAGCTAAACCTACTCAATGTAATTGGGGTTATACTGTTGTTAACGAACAGGCAATGTATGATGCCGCTAGCTCTACTAACTTTGAATTACACGAATCTGAAGTAGTTACTATTGTAAATAAAATACTAGAACTAGCTGGTGTTGCAATGCAAAAACAAGATATACAAGGATTTGCTACAGGCAAAGATAACAAAGAAGTTCAACAAGAAAAATCATAATATATGCCTTTAATTAACGAAACAGGTAGCGCGTATTACGGAGGTAGCAACTTAGGTGGTTATCAATTTACTTCATTAAAAAATGTTATTGATCAATTTATAATAGCATACGTTGGAGAAGATAAAATAATAAGTAAGATAAAAAAAACTGATGTTGTTTTTCACGCTAAAAGAGGTTTACAAGAATTAAGCTTTGATACTTTTAAGTCAACAAAAGCTTTTGAAATATCTGTACCAACAACATTACAAATGACTTTGCCTCAAGATTATGTTAACTACGTTAAATTAACTTGGTCAGATAAGGCAGGCATAGAGCACGTTATACATCCAGCTAGAGTTAGTAGTAATCCAGAAAAAATAACTCAAAACGCAGATGGCACTTACGCTTTTTCAAGTAATGAAATAGAAACATCCGACTCAGATACTTGGGCTAATTACCAGGCAAGCTCTCCTTCAGAACAAAACATGGACGACTTTGATTATGACGACGATATAGTAGATTACAACTTGGGTCAAAGATATGGTTTAGATCCTCAGTTTGCACAAACGAACGGATCTTTTTACATAGACGAATTAAGAGGTAAAATACACTTTAGCTCTAACCTTTCAGGTGTAACTATAATACTTAAATACATAAGCGATAGTTTAGGCACAGAAGCTGAAACGCAGGTTCATAAATTTGCAGAAGAAGCTTTATATAAATATATAGCTTATGCCATTGTTTCTACCAGAGCTAATATGCCTAATAGGCTAATAGAAAGATTAAAGAAAGAAGCTAGAGCTTCAAAACGACAAGCTAAGCTTAGACTTTCAAACATAAAAATAGAAGAAATAACTCAAGTACTAAGAGGTAGATCTAAACAAATTAAACACTAGTAAATGGCTGAATTAAAAAGAACTTTTTTAAAAGCCAGAATGAATAAAGACTTAGATGAAAGGCTTGTTCCAAGTGGCGAATACAGAGATGCTTTAAATATTGAAATATCAAGCTCTGAAGGTCCAGATGTTGGAACAGCTCAAACATTAAAAGGTAATACTAAGTGGGCAACAGATGCTGATGCAAACTCATACTCAAAGCATCCCTCTGCTCAAACTGTTGGTGTTTTTAACGACGCAGAAAACAACCATATATATAACTTTGTTTGCGATAGCTCTAACTTTACTGAAACTGAAGTTAATACTGACTTTGGTCTTAGAACTATGTTTCTTGGCAAAAGATCTGATTTAATAGAGCAAATAACCCCACATAAAACTAATAGCTCTTTAACTACATCTAAAGTACTTTTTCACGATGTTTATCAAGTTAATAACAGGCCTCAGCAAACTGACGAGCTTGCTAATGATACTATAACTATCAACTACCAAGGCAACAGCTACACTTTGCCTAATACAGATTATCCAGCTGACACTTTTACAAACGCTGGAGATATAAGAGTAGGTATGAGAGTTCAAGCTATAGATGTTAATGGCAACGATGTTTACGGCGCTGAAAATGTAATAATAGTAAAAAGCATTAGACAAGTAGGGCCTCCAGGTAGTTTTCAAATAAAAACTAATAGAATTTATAGCGTAGAAGGTGTTTTGTGGAACGCTAACATGAGAAACCAAGGTGTTTATTTAAAGTTTACAGCTCAAAGAGTTTTAAAGTTTAATAAAGGTAATTCTAAAGAGCAAGAAACTAACGTTGATGGCACACCAACAAGTTTTACTCCTAGCAACTCGTACATAAGCGCTATAAACGTAATAGACGACTATTTATTTTGGTCTGACGGTAGAAATGAACCTAAAAAACTCAGTATACAAAGATCAATAGCTGGCAATCCAGCTACCTCATCTTTTGCGAATATTTACAGATGCCCGCATACAATACTTGTTTCTAAGAAAAATAAAAAATTATTTCCAGTAGATTATATAAAAGAATCTCACATAACGGTGTTGAAGCCTAATCCTGAAACAGCTATGAAAGCTACAGAGATTATTTCTAGCGTTAACAATGTGAGTGATATTCCTGTTTACAGTAAAATAGGAGGTAGTGATGATCCTTGGGCGCCTTGGTCTTTTGTTAATGCTTCAGGTAATCTTTACAACTTAAACTCTAATATATATATACAGCCTCAAACTACACTAGAAGATGCTTGGCCTGTAGGCACAATACTAAAGCTTGATGGTAGTAGCAGTGCTTCTTCAATTACAATTCAAGTTACAGAAGTTTACGGAAGCAATCCTAGCGCAACAAACGGCGGTTATTACGTTGTTAAAAGAACAAGTGAATATCCTAGTGGTTATGATGCTGGAGCTAATCCTGAAGTATGGCTTGCTAACTCAGTTACTAAAGAAGAGTTATATAGTAACGACTTTATTAGTTTTTCTTATAGATATATATATGCTGACAACGAAACATCTTGTTTAGCCCCTTTTACAACAGCAATGTTTTTGCCTGACAACTATTCTTATTCGCCAAAAGACGGGTTTAATCTTGGCATGCAAAATGTTTTAGAAGAGATTAGTTTAACTGATTTTATTCACGATCACACTCCAAAAGACGTTGTTGCTATTGAGTTAGCTTTTAAAAGCTCAAAATCAGATAATGTTTTTGTTTTTAGAACTATAGATAAAAATGCTACACCTTTATCATCTTTAGTGTTACAAGGCTTGCTAAAATACAGAATGACAAGTTCTTACGAAACTTCTTCTGTAATTGTAAAAGAAAGATTGTTTGGATATACAATTCCATCAGATCAACTGCTAAGAACTTTTGATGCTGTTCCAAAAAAAGCTATAGCTCAAGAAATTCAAGCAAATAGATTAATGTATGCTAACTACACGCAAGACTATAATTTGTTTGATATTTACAACAATGCAATAACACCTAATATTGTTAGTTATATCCAAAGCGACTCAAGAGGATTTCTCGGCTCTTTCAGCTCTGCAAATATATTTAGAGCTAGTCAAGGAACGCATAATAGTCTTGTAGAGAATAACGATGGGTTTGATATATTTGTAAACAATCCAACAAATTATTTATTAAACGGAAGTATGGGTAGCTTTGGTGGAGTGATGACTAGCATGCCTATTAAAATGGGTGTTGAAGTTGATCCAGGAAATAACTTTGAGGCAGGAAATACTTTTAGCGTTTATACAGCTCCTGAAGAAGGTTTTTATAGAATAAAAGCTTCAGCTAGAGTTAGAGCTGATTATTCTGAGTTTAGCAATGGAAACTCTCCTAGGCCAAGAAGAGTTAGGCTTGCAATTCTGCCAGCAGCAGCTACAAACAGTGCCATATGGGCTGCTGTTCAAGACGTTAATGTTGGTTTATCATCACCTGATATTGATGTTAACGGACCAGTAAACCAAACAATCACTACTACAGTAGGCGCACAAAGTTTTGACGGAGACACTGGCGTTTGGACTGGCTTTAATAGTTCTCCTTGGACTTACTATAATAATTTTGCTATAAGTAATCAACACTCGCCTGTAGTTAGCCCTTGGAACGACGAAAATCAAATGATAGTTAATGGATTTGAAGCTAACTCTTTAGGAAACTATCCAAACGCTGCTTACGACATTGAAATAGCTGAAGTAGAAGTTTATTTAACTGAAGGTCAAAATTTATCTTTGCATGTTCAGTCTGATGAAGATCCGGTCACTAACTTTTTAGACGTTATGACTGTTACTAATTCTACTTTTGAAATTACCTCAGCTCCTTCAACAACGTTTGAATTACCAACTTTAAAAGGTCAAAAGTCTATAAAATCAGAAAGAAATTATAATCTAGGCATTGTATATAGAGACGACTTAGGAAGAGAGTCCTCTGTTTTAATTGGTGAAGATGAGGACTTTACTTGTTCAAAAGATAAAGCGCCTAATAAAAATAGTTTGATAGTATCTCCTAGAAACAACGCACCGTCTTGGGCTAAAACATATAAATACTTTATAAAAGAAAACACTTCTAAATATGAAAATTTAGTTTTAGAAGCGGCGTTTGCTTCAGATGAAGGAGACTATGTATACTTAGTGTTTAACTCTGTAGACAAAGATAAAGTAAAAACTGGAGATTACTTAATATCTAAAAAACAGCACAATTCAAACAACCCTATAATAGACACAGGCGCTAGACATAGAGTTGTGTCAATAATAGGTGAAGTTACCGGTCAAGATGAAGACGGAAATCCAGCTTTGCAAGGAACTACTGTGCCAGATAGTTTACAGCTAGACTCAAGTGAGGGCGATGGTAAGTTTTTTGTTAAAGTAGCTAGAGTTAATATTGACGGAACAGCAGACTCTACTCTTGGAATTTTTGTTGAGGGCGTTATAGCTTCAGTAGGTAGCAATAACGGCGCTGTGTTTGAAGTTGAGCCTGACAACAAGCTAGACTTAGATCTTTATTATGAAATAGGTGATGCTTATCCTATTAGACTTGAGAAAGGGCAAGCAACTAAATATATTAAAAAAGGAGCTAAAATAACGATACATGAAGATGTTTCTATAATAAGTGGTATATTTAACGAAGATCACTATTCAAACCCTTTTGTAATGGGCGTTGATGGCGCTACAACTGTCGGCGCAGCTCAAAGCGCAAGTAATGATGTAGACTACTATTGTAAAGTAAGATTAAGCGTGCCTTCAGATCTCAACTATTTTGTAGCTATGGGCAATTATAAAGTTAGATTTACAAATAGTGATGGATCTTATGTAGAGGCGTTTTTAGGTAAAGACTTATTCACTGGAGATAATTTTATATATTTAAACCCTATAGTTCACTATGACACAGCTTATGATAACGGTGTTAGCTATTTATACAATAGTCTTCCTTGGTACAATTGCATTGCGTTTGGTAACGGTGTAGAATCTGATACTATTAGAGATGACTTTAACGGTACAGAGCTTTTTAAATACATAACTAGCGGAAAACAAAGTGGCGTAAAAGCTAGCATGCCTATTGTAAACTACTCAGAGTATACTAAGCCAAATGATATAATATTTTCTGAAATATATAATGAAAATAGAGGGTTAAATAGATTTAACGAGTTTATAATGTCTAAAAACATTATAAAACAAATAAATCCTGATTACGGTAGTATACAAAAATTGTTTTCAAGAAATAATGATCTTTTAACAATATGTGAAAAAAAGTGTTTAAAGGTGTTATCTCAAAAAGATGCTTTATTTAACGCTGATGGAAAACAACAACTATTAGCTACAGACAAAGTTTTAGGGCAAGCCGTACCTTTTAAAGGCGATTACGGTATATCTAAAAACCCTGAAAGCTTTGCAGCAGACGAATATAGATGTTATTTTACAGATGTTCAAAGAAACGCTGTAATAAGACTTTCTGGAGACGGAATAACACCTATATCAAAAGTAGGTATGAACGATTGGTTTAAAGATCATTTAACTAATGCCAACGCAATTGTAGGATCTTTTGATAGTGACAAAGAAGATTATAATATAAGTATTCATGAAATTATACAATTAAACGCTACAAAGCTAGTAAACACTTTATCTTATAACGAAACTGTAGATGGCTGGACTAGTTTTAAGTCTTTTATAAAAGAAGCTGGCTTAACTTTAAATAATAAGTACTACACCTTTAAAAACGGTGAAATATATAGACATCATAACGATAAAGAGGGTTACAATATTTTTTACGGCACAGAATATAGCTCTTCAATAACATGTATATTTAACGATAATCCTAGCATAGTAAAAGCTTTTAGATATTTTGATTATGAAGGCACTCAAGCTAGAGTTGTTATAAACGAAGAAGATAACGATTATTATAACTTATTTGAAAAAGCAGGTTGGTATGGCGAGTACTTAAATACTAATTTGCAAGAATCAATACCTACATACTTTTTAGATAAAGAAGGCAAATGGTTTTCTTATGTAAAAGGCGTAACAACTAAACACACTAACGTTGCAGATGGCGGAACTATAGATGATACTAATATAGATACTAAAGAATTTTCAGTTCAAGGTTTAGGTAATCTAACATCAAATGTAACTCTTATAAGCGGAACACTTCCAGCCGCAGGCTTTGATGTAGACATAACGCCTGTCTTTAATTTTGAGTCAGGGTTTGATGGCTTTGTTAACGCTGAAGGTTTTAGTAGTAGCTCTAGCGCTAGCAGTAGTAGCTACAGTAGTAGCAGTAGCAGTAGCAGTAGTAGTAGCTCATATTAATAAATTAAATTATGCCAAATATATTATCATCGCAAGGATTAGACATAAACAACGTAACTCAAGTGGGTGTTGGCGGCTTGTTGCAGTCTAATTTTTTAATATCTCCAGCTGAAGGTTATTTTATAGCAGAATCTCAATTTAGTATAGACGAAGAGTATCTTGCAGAAATACTAGAAAATAATGTTGAAATAACTAATATTACTTTTTCAAACACTACATTAGGATTTGCGCCAGATAATAAAGTTAATGTAAATATTACCTGGGCTGCAAACACTACGTTGACAAATGATATAGACTTTAATTTAGCTATAAACTTCAACGATATTAACCAAGTATATGATGTAAATGCAACTTTAGTTACTATTCCTTTTGTTAGAGGAAGCGGCTATGAGAATAGTGATAACATATGGAATAATGTTACTGTAGAAATTTTACCTAACCCAGAAAATATTGTAGGTGTTTCTCAGGTTTCAAACTTTAACATAGTAAACGATAACACCTATGCTAATCAAGCGCAAGGTCTTATTACTTTCGCCGCTACAGAAGACGGCCCTATGGTAGTGTGTGATGTGCAATTTAAAGCTAGCAGTGTTGAAGGTATGAGAGCTTTTATACAATCTGATGCTAATGAAATGTTTTCGTGGACAGTTAGCCCTGACGGTCAAAACGGTGAGTTTACTTGGCTGCCTATTCAAACTATCAATGATCAATTTGGCAACCCATACTCTTATATATATAGATTACAATACACAAGAGATAATGAAGGGCCTAGTGAAGTAGAGTTTAATAGCTTTACATATTATTGCCTTGAAAACTCTAATCCGTACTCTATCACTAACGTTGGATCTAATCAATTAGTGATTGACGCTGTTGGCGCTGGAGATGCTTTAGACGGAGCTGGAACATTAACAAGTGAAGCTTCAAAATCTTTTGCAATAAATAATATACCTTCTGGCGACGTTACTTTTACCTTTAGTTCAGTTTGGGCGCAGGCTGGTGACCAAGTTCCGTTTTACTTAGGTGAAAATCAGTACACATATCATTTTGATGTAAACGCTATAGACGTTGGTTTAGCCAATAGAACTTTAACTGTTGAAGTAAGAGATAATAAATACCCGTTAATACTAAGATCAACATTTACTATATATCAACAAACAGATCCTTATATACTATTAAAAATAGCTACAGACAATGTAGACTCTATAGAGATGTTTTACGACGAATATATAGACTCAGGTTATGACGGCAGCTTTTCTAGTAACGAGGCTATTTTCACTTCTACTGGAAAAGTAATAAGTCATGTTAGCCCTGCTGCTACAGAGTGGCAATACATACCTAGCGATGACGGGCCTCAATCTTTGCTTACGTATGGTGGAGATGAAACTCTTTTAGGTGAGTCGCAAGGTATAACGCACTATGTATATGCTTTTACTAATACAAGCGTTACTCTAGCTCAAATGCAAGAGATACCTTTAAGTATTGTTCAAGATCAATATCCTGTAGGATCACCTACTCCTAAAGACTGGGTTATACCTCAGTCTACTGGATGGGATCAAGTAGGTGGTAATAATAGTGGGATATTTAAATATCCTATTGCTATAAGAAATCAAGACGAGCGTAATAATTTTGGCGCGTTAATAAATACAAATACAGATAGAACAGCAAATTTATCAATAGTACACCCACAAGATGCTACTATATCTAGCACAGCAACGATAGAGCAAGACAATACTTGGAGAGCTGCTGATAAATCAATTTTAAAAATAGGTAGTATTAGCACTGCATTTTCTGCTGTACCGTCTGGTAATTATACTGAAGATCCTTCTTCTATTCCTTCAGATATTGGTAGCACTTCTACGTATAGGCTTTATGTTACTGTTGAAGATCCATCTTCACTTACTGAGTTTAACATGCGAACTTTAATATCTAACGATAAACAATATCCACCTCCGTATGTGACAGTTATAAATAGCGGCACATATACTACGTCTGAAAACGTAGAGGTATTTCAAAGTTCTAATGGAACACCTGATAGTTGGGTAAATCAAGCTGTTGAAGTAGATAATCTTACTTTAAACCCTAACTACGATCCTACAGACGCTGATAATAATTATCAATACTTTTTTGACTATACTGTTACGGCAAACACTAGCTTTGGAGAAAGATATATTCAGTTTATGGTTTTTCACCCACAAAGAAGACTTTTTACGCCTGCTGATTGGAACGCTTATAGCTTTAGTACTGATATTATAAAGCACACTCAACAAGAGCCTGCTGTAGCTGAGTTAATGCCTGAAGTTGGTGGTGATGCTAATGAAATGTATTTTAACTGGGGCGAAGGTGTACAACTTAGAAATGTTATAGCTCAATGGACAGGTGGTGCGCCTACTATTGGAATTTGGGACGAACTTACTGAATCATATTTTGCGTTTCCAGCTGGCACTACAGCTTTAACAGGATTTTCTTACCAGCAAGTTAGCCTTTCTGACACGTCTTATCTTTTAGCGTGTTCTTTTCCAGAAAACACGCCAGACAACGAAAGAAGCAATACTTTAGGCATTTGGCACTCGTCATCATCTACAGCTGATTTTCCTAACGACACAATCACTTTAACACAGTATGCTCAGCCTTTTGATGAAGCTAATTTTTGGGTTTTAAGTCAAACGCTTGCTGGATTTGATGAACAAACATCTGCTGCTGGAAGCGTAACTGTTTACTTTCAAGTAAGTAATTATAGCGCAGATGATTTTGCAAATGGCACTAATAATCCTACCGTTCAAGTTAAAAGATGGAATGGACCTAGTGTAGAGATAGGAGAATATGCTGACGACAATGGAGATTATGACGATTTAGGCATTTTACCATCTTATGCAAGTATTATTGCAAGCTTAACCCCTAACCCTAGCTGGAACATGGCTGATCCTGTCTTAGGTATTCAATATACACATAGTCTTGTTGTAAACTATTCAGAATATACAGCAGGTGAACCTTATTATTTTGCAATAAAAGCTAAACATCAATATGAAGATGATTATGCTATTGAAAATCATTCTTTTGTTACAATACTACCTGGTCAAACGCTTTCTTTAAACCCATCAGTGTTTATTGATACTGGAGATGGTAATTTTGTACCTAATAGTACTTTCTTGCCTTCTAATACTCAAAGAATAAAACTACGCTTAACATACTCTAGTTTTTCTGATAGTACCTTATATCCTTCAAATCTTTTAATACCCGCTACAGATACTACAAACTATACTTACGCTAGGTTTTTAAACGCTACAACATCTGCAAGTGTTTTTGCAGAAGATAGTGGCAGCGAATTTAATAATATAGATCAAGAAAACATCCCATTAATGTTTGCTACTGGACCTGACGGAGAAAATACTACACATGTAATTGATAAACCTTTTCAACAAGGATTTGAAGGTTTCACAGATAATAATAATGCAAACAACAATAAGAATAATGCAACTCCTGTAGTAGCTGCTTTTCCATTGGCTAAGTTAGACGTGGTTCTTAATGTACGACAAAACGATACTGGAAGTGCTATAAATTCAAGGATAGGTTTTTGGAAAGGAGATAACGTTCCTAAAACAAATTTAATAAACACAAGCTACGCTTTTAATTCTGGTGGAGCTTTTGGTCCTTATCAAAATGCTAATTGTATTTGTAATTTTATTGATCCTACCGCTCAAGGGCAATTTACAAACCTTTTTAACACTTACTCTATGCATCATCTTTACGATGAAGCTGACACAACTGGATATGCGTACACTATTGATGCTAACAGTACTTCTGCAGTAATAGGTGATTTAAGAACAAAAGATGTTTATAAACCAATACAATCATCAGAGTATTCTGGCACTGATATTCACGATGGTTTTACTTGGAACATCGATAGCTTAAGTCCATATCCAACATTTAGTGATAGCTCTGGTGAAGTTGCTCTTAGGTTTTTAATATTTAACCCTAGTGTAGCTAGTGGTGGTGGTCAATACGAAGATGCTAATTTTCAATATAACGCTGTAAACTCTGTAGGAACTCCTCATAAATTTGGAAGAAATAAATTACTAGGTGTTAGCTTTGAAGTAGAAGACTTTGAAAAGTTTGATCCTGCTATGACTGACGAAGAAGTGCAGTGTGGATTTTTGTATAAAGCTAATCAAAACCACGCTTATGAACTTAACAATGTTAGTAACGGCCAAGTTAATCAAAATAACTATACTACTGGTATAGGCGACACTTGGGAAGTGCCTAACAACATTTTAAATATAGACGGTGTTACTGATGATTATTTAAGCACTTTTAGAAATGCTTTAACGTTTTCTGGTAATGGAAAATATCAAGGAGTAATAAAGCAAGGAGGTATGAACAATTCTTCGTGTATAAACTTTTTTGCTAAAGCAAAAGCAAAGTTTAGAATTAAAAATCTTAAAGTTTGGCAAATTAGAAACGATATACGCATTAGACCTAACGGGTCTGCAATAGAATTTGGCACGGCTCCAGACGCTCAGGTACTTCTTACTTTAGCTTCTATTATACAGCTAATTAAGTTTGATACAACTGGTTATCTTGGCTCTCCAATTGATGGAAATCCAAACAACAATAATGCAATGCCAGAAGACGGCGCAAACTGGGTTATTGAAGCAAACTCTGATGCAGCTACTTTTAATGGACAAGCAAACTCTTATATATTTGAGATTGAAAACGTTAATAACTACGCAACTGCTAATATTTTAGTTTGGGACGGCACTAATAGTAGTAATTTAAGTACTATAGACTGGATAACTGGTTTTGAGGATTTTCAGCAAGGTGGAATTTATGCTGCTTTTGAATTAGGATTTGCTAATAACTTTACAGGTGCATCAAGATCTGTAACTTTAGGCATTTGGGCTGGTAATCCTGCAGATAATACTATTGCGCCTGAAGACACGTTTACAATAACACAAAACTTTACAGAAAGTCAATATTAGCGTTTAAAAAATAAAACATGCCTTACGTAGTAGAATATAAATTAGAACACATAAATACTTCACTTCAAGTTGGAGACACAGTATATCATACTTCTTCAACTCAAGTTGGATTAAACCCTTTTTCTTTCAATGTTAATCAAAACGATTGGTCAGACATTGTAAAGCTAGGTACTATAACTGTTATTAATAGACAAACAAACAAAATAAGAATATCTGGTAGTTTAAATTTAGTTTTACCAGAAAATGTAGGCTATTTGTTTTTTGCAAAAGATAATGCTCATGAGTTAAGTTCTATAAAGGGTTACTACGCAGAAATAAAAATGGTAAATAACAATAATAAATCAAGATCAGAATTGTTTCAGATAAGTTTAGCTGCAGATGAGAGCAGTAAATAGAGTACTCAAACTGTAACTATATATAAATAAATTAAATTATGGCGAAAGGAAGTTTAAAAGATCAGTTTAAAAATCAAGAAAAAAGCCCTTTAAAAAATACAGGCTCAGCTATTGGCTCTACAGTATTAGGTGTGGCAGGCACTGCAATAGGAGGCCCTGTTGGTGGAGCTATAGGAAGTGCTATTGGAGGTTTAATCGGAGGAGCTATCGGTGGCGGCAATAAACAAAACGCTGGCCCTAGTCAAGCAGAGCAAGATTTAGAAAAACGAATGAAGAGCTTTGAAGATTATACTTTTCAAACTACAAATCCTTATGAAGACATGCAGGTTAATACTCAGGCCGCTGAGTTTCAAAGAGACATGCAAGCTCAACAACAAGCCGATACACTACAAGCTCTTAGAGGTGCTGGCGGATCAGCAGGCGCAGCTTCTCTAGCAACAGCAATGTCAAGGCAAGCAGCACAAAAAGAAAGAGCTATAGCTGCAGACATAGGTAAACAAGAGCAAGCTATAAATATGGCCGCGGCTAAACAAGAAGCTCAAAACCAAGCTGCAAGACAAGCTTTTGAGTTAGATCGTATGACTACTATGTTAGGTATTGATATGGCTGAAGTTACTGGCCAAGAGCAAGCTAGGCTAGCTGCAGAGCAAGCTAAAATGAATAGAAACTCTCAACTATTAGGCGCTGGCATTGGAATGTTAGGAACTTTAGGTGGTTCGTTTATAGAAAGTGGTGGTTTACAACCTAAAAGTGATAGTGGTATAGACTATACGCCTGAAAATAATCCTATAATGGCTGGTGTACCACCAAAATAATCATAAATTATGGCAAATAAAACTACATCATCATCACAGTCGTTAATAGCTGCTGCACAGAGAATGTACAGTGCTAAATATGCTGAAGCTCAAAAAGACGTAGCACCAATACTTGAAGGTGTTCAAAGTGCTTCTGTGCAAATAGAAAATGCTATTAGTCAAAAACGAAAAGAGCAAAAAGAAAAGTCTGAAAAAATAGACGACTCATTTAAAGATATACTATTAAGCAATCCTACGCTTAGACCACAGCTTTCGGCAAAACTAGAAAGCCTACAAGATCAGTATTATGATAACTTAAAAACGTCGGAAGGCGCTTTTGTAAGTCGTGAAAATAAAAGAAAAGCGGCTGAAGCTAACAACATTATAGCTGGTCAACTGGCTAAATACGAATCACAATTAAGGTCTGTAGATCTAAACAAAAAGGGTTCTACGAACGTTTCTAATGCAAACAAAAGAGAAACTAGAGTTGACGATGTTATATTCAATGATAAAAGTTTAGTCGACAACGTTATTATAAAAGATGACGGCCTGTATTTTATTAATAGTAAAAAAGAAGAAGTACCATTAGATCAATATAAACAACCAAAAGAAGTTTTTCAAGTAGGTATTGATGGTATGATAGACACTTTTAAAGTAGTACAAGGAGCTGGCAGTAAAGGTTTAGCTTATGAAGGCTCTGTTGAAGAAGAAGTTGAAGCTAATACAAAAAAGTTTTTAAACACGGACAACTTTGAGTCTTTATTGTTTGACGACATAGGCACATTTAACTGGGCTAAAGAAAACATGGTGCAAGAGTTTGGTGAAAACTCAGGTGTTAAAAGAAATGAAAGTGGAAAAATAGAAATAGTTGACGAAGCTAAATACCTTGATAACTTAGAAACATTAAAAGATAGAGTTGCAACAGATCCACAAAAATATAAAGATGACTTTAGAGGCGATTATTTAGCGTCTGCTAAAGCTAAATACACTGAAGCTAAATCAGCTTATGACGCCGAGAATATTAAGGAAAGCGGCACATATAAAGATAGATTAAATGACTTCCAAAGATTTGTAACTTCTTATAACATTGCCGCTGAAAATAAAAGTAATGTAATAAGCTTACCTGATGGTCGTTTTGCTAAATACGAAGGAGAAGACAAATATAGACTTTTAAACAGAAATAATATACCAATAGAAGGTCCTGACGGCTTAGTAAGTGATCAAGACTTAGTCAATATAGCTGGTATGCCATCTAGCTTTGTTCAACAACTCGATAGAAGATACATGGGTCCGATGGCTGGCGGTGAATTTGATAGAAGAACTGAACAGGAAAAAGCTAATAGTAAAGCGCAAGATTTAATTAACAAATATACAATAAAATAAAAGGCTAATGGAAGAATTAGAAACAATTGTTCAGCGCATGATTGACGCTGGAGAGTCAGAGGATAATATCAAGTTAGTTATTGAAGAGTACACGAAAGACGTGGAAAAGACAAACGGCTCTCAGAAAGAGGATGCGACTGTGGAGCCAAACGTTATGGCATCCA